ATAAGCCGATGCTTGAGGTGATAAACCGAAATTTTCCTGTAGTAAATTTTGATATTCTTCTGAATTTCCGTTTTTTTTATAAATCTTGCTGTACTGTTCTAGTTTTTTTAGTGTTTGATCTCCCTTAAAAAGGCTTTCTATACCAGTTGTTGCACCTAATGTTTTCAGTTGAGTTTTAGCCTTAGACATTTCATGGGCTCTATTAGACCAATCTTCGGTTGCTTCCTCTATTGTTTTTCCTAATCGTATATCCCTTTCTGCTCCTCTCTGTATAGCATTCATATCATTTCCAGAGACATTTTCAAATAATTCGTCACCTTTTTTTTGTAGTTTAAGCTCAATCTTTCTTGTGAGCTCTTGTTGAATACCTTTCTTTTTCAACTGTAATTCTTCTTCAGCTTTCTGTAACGCTCCCGGTTCCGCTAAATCCCTGGCTTCATCATCTGCTGCTAATTTAATAGCTTGATCGGGTAAAAAATCCTTCTGTCCGTAATATGATATTCTGGCATTTCTCTGTTGTGGAGTCCATGGTAATCTAGTGAATTTTTCTTGTGCTAGTGGGTTTTCGTTTTGTCCTGCAATTCCAGGCTGTCCCGGTTCGCTTCTAACCGCCTGCATTTGAGTTTGTGGTTGTGAGGATTGATTTCCCCTATTTGATAAATCACCAAATTTAATATCTCTTATATTTTGTGATGGTTCATTTAGTCTAAACTGATCACGTTCAATATTTGCTCCGGATCGTTCTTTGGAAACAGTTCCTTCACCCTGTCCACCATCATTTCCAGCAGACCTATTGAATGCACTCATCTCCTGATTTCGTTTCATAACATCGGTCAGACTTTGCAGCCCCTGCGGAGTTATCCCTCTAATGCCTTGAGCTTCAATAACATTTTCAAGAGGAGATCTTTTGTTAGCTCCTTGTTTAAACTCTTCCAGTCCCTGTTTCTTTTGGTAATGCTCGAGCTCTTGCGGTACTTGACTAGCGAGACCTTCTCCAAAACTAGTTCCAACCCGTCCCCAGATATCGCCTTGTTTAATTTTAACCATATATACCTCTAAAGTTTAGGGCTTGCTTGCCCAGAAACAAACGAAGTAGCGATTTTACCTGCCGCATTTGCTATCGACGGCAATGCTCCTGTTGTCCCGGGCTGTGTAATAGTCGGATTGCTGTATTGTTGAAGGCCAATTTGTCCTATATTTGTAAGGCCTTGAGCCGAATTTTGTCTTAAACCGGCTCGAATAGCTCCTAGCCGTTCGGATAAATCTGTTGCACCCTGTATCTGAGCATTTCTAAAACCAGAACTAGAAAGTCCCCCTGCACCCATTCCAGCAAATTGCTCGGATATTCCGGGGACAATATCTTGATTATATTGAGTAAGTTGAGGTGCTGCAAATTTATCAAAATCTTCTGGATTATCGCTGAGATTATTTCTGTAATAGTCTGCTGCATCTCCAAATGCACCACCTGCACCGGGTTGCATTCCTGCGTTAACCGCTTGATTGTAAAGACCTTCTTGCTCAGGGCGGAGGTTAGAAACGTTTTCCTGAGTTGCAGGGGTGCCTTCTAAAAATTTTTTTGCTCCTTTAAAATTCGTAGCGCCACCGCCTGCAAAGCCACTTTTAAATATTTTAGAAAACCAATTCGACATTTTATAGCTCCTGTATGTACTCGATTACCGCTACACCTCTAGTGTACGCTTTTGCTGCGGTTATGTATATATTCGTCGCATCATATGACATAGAATCCGCGGAATTTGGGATTGACTCTCCCGTTAATGTAACTGCATTCGTTGCCGAACCAAACAGCTGTATGAGCGTGAAATTTGCTGTAACAGATATGCCATGGGCTTGTGTATTCAAGCCTATATTCAGAATTGTGAAAACTATCACCTTTCTCAATATAGTCCTGAATTCTTGTACATCCTGAGATCCCGGTAAATATTGCTTTCCGCTGATGAGTTCCTCATCCAAAAACCATCCTATCTCTCTGATATTGACAGCGTTAGATATTTTTTTCAGATTTTCAACCAAGAAAGGCCTAGCATCTTTCCACTCCTCGGGAACAGCATCGTAAATAGGAAGGTAACTTTCAAAAATCTGACTATCGTTTGAGCTCATATTATCGACCTATAGCAAACCAAAAAAATCTTGTATAGGATCCGCCGGAACCCACAATTTTCCATGAAAATGCTGTATTTGTGAATCCTCTATCTATTGCAATGATCGATGCACTAGTTGATGCTGGAACACCTGTGGATGTATACATTGGCTGTGCCCATACAGCGAAACAAGTTGATGCAAAATTAATATTTGATACATTAAATGTTACTATGCCATTATCTCCAGGATCAAAATGAAGATCTGCTTGCTTTGTTCCATTAACAAAGCCCCACTGAAACACGAGTCCGCCTGGCAAAAAAGTATAACCTTGATTAGAGCTAGCATCTGGCTGGAAATTTCTAGTTAATTGTGTTACTAAATCACCACCAGTTTTATAATATAGAGTCTGGTCTGTGGAATATAAATCATTAAGCGTTCTGCAATATAACTGTCCATAACCTACTATAGCAGGAGGTATTGGGCTTTGAGGAACCAATGCAATGGCTGTATGGTAACCTTTCTGTGCTGTTGCGTTAGAAAATTTAATGTGGTTAACACCAAAAATATCATCGGCAGCAGTGAAGTTGTTTTGTAAATTCAGATAATCTTGATTTAACGGTATGCTACCTGTGGGCACGCCTGGATTGTATGTCATATTATCTCCTATATTTGGCTTAATGTGCCGGCTCGACGCAACCACAAAACTTGTGCATCGATCTGGACGATCTGTTGTTGTTCAATACCAGCAAGTTGCGCGTTATTTAATGTATATTCTAATGTTATGAAATTTGAACGTGTTGGGCAAAAAACGCGCTGCCAGAATTTAGTTCCACCTTTTTCATTTAACGTCGCCTGCGTCGTTGGGATAATAGAGTTGAAAAATGTATCCGCTTCTGCTATCTGGTTTCCGTTATTTATCTGATTTTCAGGCAATATGTTAGATACTAGTCCATCGTTATAGTCAAGATAGACATTTAGAGAGATTGCTCCTGGATTAGTCGAGCTCGATGCAGCCATCAAAATATCTATAAAACCAATTTGTATCGATTTACCATCGTCAATGAAATTAAATTTTTTGCTCTTTATAGAGAAATTTTCTCTTACGTTTATCAGACCACCGCCGACATATCCGGTAGATGGTATGTCTAACTGAGCATCTGTAAAACCATTATCTTCAGCACTATACGTATATAAATCGAAGTTGTTGGCGTCTATGACTACAATGCCGAATACACCAGAATCTATACCGTAATTTAGATTCTCAAATGGCGTTCCTACAGGTATTCCCGATATACCTATGACTGTTCCTGTACGTAAATTATGGTTGGGAGAGGTAACTCGTGTAGCTGTCGTAGTGTTAGCAGTGATCTGAGAAATAAAAAGACTCACGTCGTTTACCGTGAGTTCATCCAGCTGTAGAATAAATCCCTGCTGATTGCCGGCTACGATCAAAGGGGCTCCCTGAGGCTGATCTATCCAGGTGAAAAAGCAGTTTGTCCACGGTTCCGGTGTGTTTAACCACGTTCTACTAGACTGCACGTTGTATGTTCCGATGCAAGTCAAGGTGTCGTTAAAAGTAGCCCACGAGTCATTTTCATAGTTGTAGACTAATCTTGTGTTAGGGAAAATCCATTTATCCTGTGCTATTGACGGATCGTAGAGTGCCTCCAGGGGAATTGTCCAGTACGCTAGTCTGTTTGGGAAATCCCGTATCCCGTGCACTCGTGCAGCTGCATTATTTTGATTGTTAAAGAAAAAAACAAAGTCCGGTATTTTAATGTCGATACGTTGCGATTTATAGCTATCGCATTCGACAACCCCTTTGTCTCCTATACCGATAAGGGATGTGTCAAATTGAACGGCTGAAAAGGCTCCCTCTGCCCCCAGTTCACTGTTTACTCTTTCAGCCTGGAAAGGGGCGATGGATCGTCCCGTATAACGCAATTGCCACGTGCTTCGTTCACAGTAGATGATGAGGTTGTCCCTAACAAAACCTACTGAGACTATATCTTCGCTCGTGGGAAGATCTAGGAAACCTCCTTGC